GACGCGGCCATGATCGCGGCGACCGGGATCGGGCCCGCCTTCGCGTTCGCGAACGTGCGGGGGATCTGCTCCACGTCGGTGATGCCGAACCGGAGCTCGGCGATCTTCGACGCGGACACCGCAGCCATGTCGACGTAGATCTTGTCGGCCTGCGCGGTCGCGAGCCGGTCCTCCTCGATGCCGCCGAGGTCGAACTGGAACTCGAGCGGGATCCCCAAGTCGTCCTGAATGAACCCGGTGAAGATGTCGGCGCAGTGCTGCGCGAGCGGCACATCGCCGACCTTGTTCGACACGTCCGACTGGGACTCGCCCACGGACCGGTTCGAGTTCTCCGTGAAGCCGAGGTCGTCGGGGGTGACGTGGAACGCCGACGCGGTCTTCTGCATCAGCCACATCGCCGCGTCCTTCTGCGACGTGTCGAACGACTGCAGGGTGGGGAACTCGAGCTTGCCGCCACCGGGGATCCACTTGATCTGCGTGCGGATCTCCTGCTGACCCTGATAGAGCGCGTCCCACGCGGACTGGAACGAGATGATCTGGTCCGGGGTCCACGTTTCCGGGGCCGAGCCGAACCCGGCCGGGATGTTGCCCTCGGTGAACAGTTGCAGCAGGAACACCTGCATGCGCACGTCCGAGTTCGCGGCGAGCACGATCGACTCGATGGGCGGGGACCCGTACGGGCTGTTCGACACCGGCTGGTAGGGCTGGTAGATGATGTCGCTGTCCAGCAGCCAGTTCCAGTTGATGCCGTTGGTGAACTGCACGTACGCGGGAGCTTCGCCGGTGGGCCGGTCGCCCCACCCGTCGATGAGGGGTGCGATCGTCGCGCCGTCGACGATCTTCAGCCCGATCGGGTGACCGGCGTTCGTGCGGATCTTGTACAGGGTGCCCGCGTCGATCGAGAGGATGTCGCGGGCGTACTCGCGCAGCCACGAGCGGAAGAACGTCTTGCCGTCGGGCTTGCGGAAGATCCGCTTCACGTAGCCGATCTCGCGCGACAGGTCCTCGTCGAAGCCCTCGAGGGGCACGAGGGACCAGTCGTACGACGACAGCGCGGCGACCCGGTGGGAGATCGCGATCTGGGCGATGTCGTAGTTCTGGATCAGGGTCCGCAGCGCTTGGAACGACATGCGCTCCCCGGAGCGGGGCCGGGCGGCGATGTTGTAGCTCGACGGGTAGTCGAACGTGCGGGGGAACCGTGAGACACCGTCGGCGGGGTAGATGGGGGTGCCGGGGCCGAGGAACGTCGACGGGGACATGCCCTGCGTCGCGGCCGCGTCGATCGAGCGGTTCACGCTCACGAGACCACCGGTCATGGTCTCCACGGTGCGGCTGACGTTGTCGAAGAATCCCACAGTCACACCACCTTCCTCATCGTCGTTGTAGTTGATCTCTGAACTGCTGCTGCCGCGCCTGCTCGAGCGGGTCGAGGTCGGCGAGCGGCGGGGACTGGTCCGCGGTCGCGGCGAGGTTCTTCTGCGCCATCTCGATCAGCATCGCTGCCCACGCCTGCGCGCCGGTCCCGTCGAGCAGGAGCCGGTCGAGCGCCTGCGAGAACGCGTCGACTTGGTCGTCGTGCGCCCCGTTCGGAAACGCGGCCGCTTCCTCGATGAGCTCGTCGACGTCGAACAGTCGGATCTCGTCGGCGGGGACCTTCACGTTACCTGCCTCGAGGAACGGTGACACCGCGGCCGCGCGCGCCGCCTTCGACCCCTTCGGCTCGATCGGGACGATGCCGGGGATTTCCTTCCGCAGCGACGAGATCACCGCGGGCCCGTTGGCCTTGTCCTCCACGAGCTTCGCGATCGCCTGCGGCCACTTCTCCGTGAGGGCCTTGAACGCGATCAGGGTGTCGGTGAACGAGAGGCGCTTGCGGACCTGATCGAGCAGGAACACCTCCGCGCCGCGGCGAGCCCACACCTGACCGACGACGAAGTCGCTGCCGTCGGTGTCCTTGAAGGTCATGTCCCACGACTGGATCATCTCGTCGCACTCGACGTGGTAGTGGCCCTGCGGGTCGAGGGACCACAGCATGGTCTCGTACCGCACCCACCAGCCGCGCTTGAGCACGTTTCCGGCGTCGGGGGTGGGGTGGCCTTGGTACAGCGAGTTCCACACGCGGGTGCCGACCGAGATCTTCTTCGCTTCCCACTCGGCGGGGGTCCGGCCGCGCGCGCTGACCATGAACTCTCCCGGGGCTCGGCCGAGCGGGTCGGTCTGGCCCTTCGCGGGGTCGTGGTCGGCCTGCGTGGGAATGTTCACCACGGTCCAGATGTGGCCGTCCTCCGCGGCGAGCAGCCGCCCGGCGAGGTCGTCCTCGTGCCAGCGGGTCATGATCAGCACCACGGGACCACCGGCGAGGCGGGGCTCGACGACGGACTGCCACCAGCCCCACACCTTGTCGCGGTACGACTCGGACCCTGCCTGCTCGGCGTTGGAGAACGGGTCGTCGATGATCATCGCGTCGACGGCGCGACCGGAGAGGGTACCGCCGACACCGACGGCGAACACGCCACCGGCCTGCTCGCTCCGGGGCCGGGCGAGCTTCCACCGGCCTGCAGCCTTCGAGTCGGGCGCGAGTCGCAGGCGCAGGTCGAGGTCGTCGTCGGTGCCGTTGTAGGTGGTGATCCAGTTGCGGATATCGCGGCCCGCGTCGGTCGCGAGGGTGCCGGAGTAGGACGCGATCGCGATGCGCTTGTCGGGGTGGTGGTTCAGGTACCACAGGGACCCGAACCGGGTCGCGAGGGTCGACTTCCCTTCCTGCGGGGGCATGCTGATGATCAGGCGGCCGGACGGCTTCGAGTAGCAGTCGACGAGCGCGTCCTCGATGAGCGAGAGGGTGGGGGTGACGACGAAGTCGGGCAGGATCGCGGTCGCGAGGTCTGAGGGGCGTTCCCACACACGGGCGGGGGTGCGGGCTTCGATCGCGTAGCGGAGCTCCTCCTCGACGCGTGCGGCGACGGCGGGGTTCTCACGCCAGTCGGCGGGGAGTACAGCGGTGATGGGGTGCCTCCCGAGTGGATTAGTGCTTGCGTGTACTACACAGCAGGAGTACCGTGTACTACACGGCAACCGAAAGGAACGAACCATGAGCACCACGTCAGCAGCTGCAGTATCGGCCACGCTTCGCCGCGGCGGACTGCAGCCCAACAACGACCGCAAGCGCGAGGGCCTCCGCGTGCAGGGCCGCCAGACGGTCAGCATCCGCGCGGACTTCGACAGCGAGACCACCGCCGCCCGGCTGGGCACGCGGGCCGCTGAGATTCTGACCGCGGCGGGTTACGAGCTCACCGTCGTGTCGGCCTCGATCGTGCATGTGACGGGCAAGCGATGAGCGCGGCACGTCGGGCGCAGACCACGACGCTCGTGCACCGCGACGGCCCGCGCCCGGGTAGGTACCAGTTCCGGCTGCTCGCCGGTCAGGCGCTCGCCGCGTACCACACGGCCCGCACGGCCGCACCGGCCACCGTGGCTGAGACCCCGCTGCCCAAGACTCACGCGGCATGGTTCGCCGAGCTCGAGTACACCGGGCGGCTGATCGCCCGCACCCCGCGCGACCGGCAGATCGCGAAAGCCCTCGAGGCTCGCGGGCTCGTCGCGCTCGAGGCGCTCGGTACCGGCCACGGATTCGCCGTCACCAAGGCGGCGACGGCATGACCGCGGTCACTGCGGAGCAGAAGGCCGAACTGCGACGCCTCCGAGCCGCATGGCACGCCGTGCTCGACGAGCAGCGCGCCAACTTCGACGCCGACCGTGAAGCCGAACTGGACCGGGCCGAGCAGTCGACCTACGACGACTTCGCAGACCTCACTGACGAACTGGGGCGTTGCCGCTCATGCCTCGCCGATCTCGACACGATTCCGAACTGGGCTGACGCATACTGCCTCACCCACGCCGAGAAGGACGTCGTGCGTGAGTGGGAAGCGCAGGTGCAGGCGTGAACGCGCCGGAGCGCCTCGCCGCGTGGAAGGCCGCGCAGGCTGCGATCGCCTCGGATATCGACGGGTACCAAGCCCACATCGACGACCTGAGCGCGCACGACCCGGCCGAGTGGGTAACCGAGTCGATAGCCGCGGCGAAACGGGCAATCGGGCCCCTGAGCGTGGCGCTGCCGATGATCGAGGAGCAGGCGAAACAGGCGGCGTTCGAGGTCGCGCGGCTCGAGAAGTTCGCGACCCTGCGCGCCGAGAACCCGTCGACCCCCGCAGCGCGGCTCGCGCACCGAGCCCGCCAGTGGGTCGCGAACAACCCCGACTCGTTCGAACGACTGCTGGAGGACTGACCGATGGCCGAATGCCCTGAGGTGGACCCGGAGACCGGTGTGCAGTGCATGCTCACCACCACCCACACCGACCACGTCGGGAAGGTCCGCTGGACCGTCCCCGAGAACGTGGACCGGGAGCGGCTGCAGATGATCGCCCTGTACGGGGTGAACCCGGGGTTCGTCGCCGAGCTCACCTTCGACGGGCTGCTGGTGCCCCCGTCGTCGCTGGTGTTCGTGCAGGGTGACGAGATGCGGGCGGTGACCGGCGACAGGATGCCGATGACGCTCGACCTGCAGAACTTCGGGCCGCGCTGGTGAAGGGCTGGCAGTACCTCGACGGGGCATGGCACTTCGAATACGCGGGCGAGCGCTACTTCACGGCCTGCGGGTCGGACACGCCGACCCGGGACGGATCCCGCTACATCGCCGTGCTCCACAGCGATGCTCCCGGAGACTGGGTCGAGGTCGCGTCCGGGTTCGGTTACCTTTCGGAGGTCCGTGCGCTCGTCGCGCAGGCGACCGCCGAAGGATGGGGAGCGCTCGACGAGCGTCCCTGAGGGAAGGCGGGGGGCTCGTACCGCACCCGAAGCGGTGCGAGCCCTCCCGCGCACGCCGTGGGCCGGTGGCGATCGCCGCTTTACCCGAGCAGGCGAATCCGGCATCCCTGAGCGTGCTCTGCACCGTCGAGCCTAACGGCTGACGGTGACACCTGAACGCAATTCGTGGGCGAGTTTCCGGGCCACCTCGACCGCGTCGCCCGTGCCCGGGATGTTCACCACGATCGTGGCTCCCGTCACCGACGTGCGCGCGCGCGGCGACGGTACGGACCGGCCCAGCTGCGCGAGCGCGATCAGCTGCTTAGCAGCGAGCTCCCCGGCGACGATCTCACCCGACACCTTCGCGAGCTCCCGCTTCGTGGCCTTCGACTGGCCCGGGCACGACTCAGCGCGCCCGGGATCCCTGATAGCCGCGACCAGCGCGGGGGCGAGCATGGCTGGGCAGTGGGGACACTGCTCGAGCTTCACGACGGTCATGGGGTGCCTCCTGACGGTAGCGGGGTTGGTCGAAGTAGGTGAGGCGGCGTTGCGGGATGGGGCCGGGGCGGCAGGCGTTCACGATCGCGAGCAGCGCGAGGACAGCGAGAATACCGATGAGCGCGTTCACCGCTTCCTCCGGTTCTTGCGGGGCTTCCGCTTCCGGCCGACACGGCCCGCGGCGTGCTTCGAGACCGCGCGCGGGGCCCACCCGAGCTCACCGATGATCATTCGCCGCCCTCCGGTCGCATCGGCACGGTCTGCCCGTGCAGGTGGTGCTCGCAGTCGTCGAGGAAGTGGATCCGGCCGTCCGTGACGTAGACGTGACAGCGGGGGTTCGCGGCTTCCCACTCGGGGGAGCTCGGTCCCCTGCGGCCGTTGACGAGCACGGAAGGGGTGAGGGTCGGTGCGGTCAGCGACCCGTTGAAGCCCCACGCCTGCGGGCCGGTCACGGGGACGACATGCATCGACTCGCAGCCGGGGCACCACCAGCGGATGCCGGTGACGCCGTCGCCGAGGTCGGCGACCTTCGCGACGTTGGTCATGGCCACGCCTTCAGGTAGGTGACCGCGTACGGGATCGCGACGGCGATCGCGAGGGCGATCAGGGTGACCTGCGCGGTGATCTGGCGGCGCGTCATGCTGCTCCCTCCTCGAGGTCGTCGACGGCGAACACGGCGGCCGGTAGCTCGGCTCGGAGGTCCTGCTCGATGCACAGCCCCAGCTTGATCTTCGTGCTGGCGTCGCGGCCCTGCAGGGCGTACTTCTCGCGGGCCCGCTTCACGTAGGTTTTGGCGGTCTCGGTCGACAGGCCGATCGCGGTCGCTACCTGCTTGATCGGCCACCCGTCGGCGTACGACGCGCAGACCATTCGTTCCCGCGGGGACAGGACCGTGGTCGTGGGGCGGCTCACGAGGACGCCCCGTAGTTGCCGCCGATTCGTGGGCCTTCGCCCGCGACGTGGGTGCGGGTGACGCCCCACGAGTGCAGGCCGGTCGTGTGCGGCAGGAACACGCACGACTCGCCCCGGTACATGCCCTCGTCGCCGGTGAGCTCGCGCGCGCCGCACAGGACGTGGGGCACCGCGGCGGGGGCCATGCCCTCCTGCTCGAGCTCGTCCGGGGTCACGAGGTCACCATCGCACCGGTACCGTCGTCGCCGAGGTCCTCGTCGGTCGCTTCGCCCTCGTCGTCCTCGATGACGATCTCGGGGAGCTTCGACGCGTCGAGGACGCCCAGCTGCGCGGCCATCTCCTCGATGCGCTGCTGCTGCTCGAGCGACACGGTGAAGTTGATGTTCGTGGGGGCGTCGAGCCCGAGCAGTCGGGCGCGGCGTTCCATGAGCCGCAGGCACCGGTCGAGCGCGGCACCGTTCCCGGCGACGGCCTTCGGGTACCACGTCGCCCACAGGGTGTCGAGGCGCTGCACCTCGAGTTCGCGGATCTGCTTCGCGGGCTCGACGACGATCTTCCGCATCGCGGACTGGTACGCCTTGAGCGGGCCGGTGTGGTCCGCGTAGTTCATCGCGGCGGCGATCTGTGAGAACGTCATCCCGGCTTTGCGTAGCTCTAGTACCTGCCCTTCGCGTTCCAATGCGAGCGCGAGGTCAGCGCGGCTCTCGGTCATGGGGGGTGCCTCCCTTGGACGGTTTAGCTGGTGAAGTCGTGGGGTTCGCCGGTGCGCTCGAGCACGGGGACGATCCCGGTGTGCTCTTGGAAGCGGCGGCAGATCACGTCGACGTAGATCGGGTCGAGCTCGACGAGGCGGCTGATCCGTCCGAGGCCGTGGGCGGCGATCAGGGTGGACCCGGAGCCGCCGAACAGGTCGAGGATAGTCTCGCGCTCGCGGCTGCTGTTGGCGATCGCGTTCGCGACGAGCGCGACGGGCTTCATCGTCGGGTGTTCCTTGGACCGACGCGGGCGTTCAAACTCCCAGACGCTGTTCTTCGTGCGGTCGTCGATGAAGTAGTGCGCGGCTCCGGCCTTCCAGCCGTACAGGATCGACTCGTGCCGGTAGTGGTAGTCGGACCGGCCGAAGGTGAACTGGTCTTTGACCCAGACGATGGAGTGGCGCATCGGCATGTCGGCGTCGATGAGACCGAGTCGGAACGCCATCTCCATGTCGCCGGGGGGTGCGCAGACGTAGAACGAGCCGCCGAGCTTGAGCGGGGCGATGCGGAACGCGTCAGCGACAAGGTGGCGGGTGCCTTCCTCACCGAGGGCGTCGTTGGCGACCTTGAGGCCGTCCTGTCGGCGGCTCTTCGAGTAGGCGTCGTGCTGCTGCTTCGTCCACCCAGCGTC